TTGATGTTGATGAACATATGGCTGCTGATGAGGAACATACGGTTGATGTTGATGAACATACGGCTGCTGCTGAGGAACATATTGAAGCGGCTGAAGAGGCTGTAGCAGCGGATATTGATAATATGCATATTCAGGATGTGAATTATGCAAATGCTGTAGAGGAAGATATTGAGGGTAATATACAGCAGAGGGTTCTACATTAGCCGGGGTTGTTTCGGTGTTAGTCATAGTCATTTTATAAATATATATATCGTCATATATTTATATAACTTTTCATATTTATAATAAGCACTTATCTTTTACAACTAATTCGCCCGGTTTGGGTGTAAAATTATTATTGCTAATATCAACATCTTCAGGGATATTTTCTTCCAACAGTTTCTTATACATTATAGTTTCTATTTCGCTATTCATATAGGTATCGCTCATATTGAAAGTATTTTCGCTACTATTTTTAGTATCGCTTTCAATTGTCCCGTATTTTGAAGGGATAAATTGCTGATATTGTTTATATTCAGTAATATTCAACTTATCATAGAGTGCATATGGATATATCACTATATTATCCTCAGATACGACCCCTACAATCTTTACAAGAATTATATTTATTTTCACACCATTTGTTATCGCTACGACTTTAACATGTTTTCCTTGAAACTTTCCAGCCCGATATAATATCAAGTCAATATCAAACATATAATATGCCTGGTATGATTTATGCTTTCTATATCTCAGCATAATATCGTGGACTATTTGAATCTTCTGCTTCTTGTCTTCCCCAGGCAAATCCATTATATCGCTATTTAATCTTTTAACAGCAAAATCAAATATTTTGTCATAATAATATTTTAGCTTATCCTTTTCGCTAATATCTTTCAATATTTTTGGATTCTGCCAGTTATTCCAGTCGCTCCCTTCAACGGCTATAATGAGTTCCTCGCAATTACTTTTAAAAACATTCTTTAATTTTTCATTATAGGTTTTGTTATCAAACTCATAATAATATACATTAACCGCCTCCTTTTTAATATTAACATCATAGGGAATACTTGAATTTATTGAATGCCTATTCCAAGGATACTCCCCTGTATTCTCATACATTAGCCGGATATTATAGGGCTTATATTTAAACTCATTTTCATAATCTATAACATCAGTGCCTTGATTAAACTTCTCAATATTTGCATTATTTGCATTATTAGCATTATTAGCATTATTTGCATTATTTGCATTATTTGCATTATTTGCATTATTTGCATTATCCGCCTCAATAGTCAAATATTGATACATAATTATATTAAATATTATCAATATTAATACTATAGATATTACTTTAATTATATTAACAATAATTTCTATAGTCATAATTTTATAAGCCTCTATAATCTAATAAGGAAATTATTGTATTTAAATTATATTTTACCCTATCGTTAAAATCATTCTCAAATACATAGTCGGGTTTCTTCGGTATCTCTTTGTCTTCGCAATTATAACATAGCGGTTTATTTAAATAAGTATCAGTATATTTTGTAAAACCCAATCTTTTAACACCTACTGGAAATTCGCAAAACCCATTATTAATACACCCGCCTCTATTATTAAGATAATTACTATTTGATTTATAGTAAGGACACTCGTCATTCGCAACGCATTTTTTATCCCATAAACTATAATAGGTTTTAGGCGTTCCATCAATATTGTAATACGAATCGCATTCAAACTTATTATTAACCTCGCTATTTCCATAACACCCATAAAAGCCGCTGCTGCCACTGCCGCTGCCACTGCCGCCCATAGTATTCTTATCAGTCTTATAATAAGATTCCTTAACGGCTTCTAAGTAATCTGCTGGCATTTCTAAGCGAGTTATAAAGTTCTCTACAGAGCTAACTATATTATACCTCATTATTGGCAATAGGCTATTAACGGTGCTTAAATAGATATCATTGGTCTTTTTTTCATCATCAGCACTCTTTGCTTCATTAATTTTGCTGTAATAATACTTAACAGTATTGTAGTTTTCATTGATAAATGGATAATATGCTTTGATTCTATTAATATCTAAATCCTTCATTCCATTAACATAATACCGCTGGTTGCAAATATAGTTCAAATATTCGCTACCTAATACCATATATGTGAATAAATAATCAAATATCTTTTCGGGGTTTTTCAAATCATCTAACTTAATTCTTTTAAAATATATATTATTACTATCAAGGTTATAACCCTTAATTAATGCTTGTAAGAATAAATAATCGCTCATATATAAATAGGCGACCACTTTGCCTTCAAGTTTCCACACACAATCTTCTTCTCGCATCACATTATTACTAATGCATACGAATATGCCTTCCTTGTAATTACTGGTTTCTGCCTTGTTATTTAGAACATAGTAATTTATATAGGGGTCAACTAACAGCTGTATATTAGCATTACTTGGTATCTCATTAATACCAATAGTATTTTTATTTAATAGATTAGTCTTTTTAATATTATCTATTATTCTTCCTAAAAATTTGCTATTAACAATTATATATTTTGTAGATATCTCTTTGTCCGCTTCTTTGATATTTAAAAGATTGTCCGTTATTATTATTGGGTCATTTACAGCAAAGCCTTCTTTTTTATCCTTTGCCGCTGCTGCCGCTGCCGCTATATTGCATTGAAACATCGCAGATATTACTATAATTAATAAAAGTATCAAAGATATATATAGTAATTTCATTTTATTTCTTTCCTTATTAAAATAATAGATAAAGAATGCTTTCAAGAAAAATAATAACTCTTTTAATATATATAATATTACTTGCTGTATTATTTGCTATTCAACCCAATCTATTCTTTGATAATGATGGGAATATGAAATGTTTTGGGATTAATTCAAATAATGTTAATGATAATGTTAATGATACTACCCATGCAAATACATTTTTACCGCTAATTTTATTTGTTCCATTTCTTGCATTATTATCATATTTAATAATATTAATTATTGAAATGATATATACATAAACTTACATAAACTTACATAAACTTACATTTACTATTTAATAATATACCAAGATGCTCCTTCAGCAATCCTTTAAATCCCCCAAAGAACCGAAGCAGCCGAAGCAGCCGAAGCCGTCAAAAGAACCGAAGCAGCCTAAGCCGCCAAAAGAACCGAAGCCGCCAAAAGAGCCGAAGCCGCCTAAACCGCCAAAAGAGCCGAAGCCTCCTAAGCCTCCTAAAAAATTAAAAAAGAATGAAATTAGTGATATTGGCAAGAATACCGCCGCTACCGCAGCTACCACGATTACAGAGAATATATCCACGCAGATAAGTGAAGAATTAACAGAAGATGATAAGGGATTTATAAGTTCCTTGTGCGGAAATCATAATATCTATAGTAATATTTTGAAATGGTTGCAAACATTTAATTATGACACTAAAATATCCGCTCAAAGTTGCATAATTGTCGCCGGGCCCACAAGTATCGGTAAATCTTATTCAATAAATAGCATATGTAAATATTTGAATTATGAAATTATTATAATAGATAACAATAACTGCTATAATTCTCAGTATTTAAAAGATATTATATGTAAATCCACATCATCTTCGTTTATCCAAATACTCACTAATAATTTTCAAAAGAAGGTTATCATAGTAGATAACTTTGATTCGCTATTCATAGCTGATAAGACTATTAACTTAACATTATTAAAAATATTATTGGAAAATAAATTAAAAAACATACCTATAATATGTATATCAAATAACGACATTATAAAAAAAATTGGGGATATTAAGAAGGTTTGTAATATACATATCTTATCTACGCCAAATAATGAGGAAATTACGGATATATTGCAGAAAAAAGAGGTAGATGTTAATAATATTAGCAAACACTGCTTAAACTCCAATGGCAATTTAAATAAACTTTTTAGAGATATTCATAATGTGAATAATGACATATCTTATAGTGATAACATTGAAAACGCGAGCGATATCAACATATTATACGGAACTCATTTTAACCGACAACAAACTAAAAAAATACTTACGAAAGATCCGTGGATGATACCTTTGAAGTTTCACGAAAATTTAATAATAAATTTAAATAATCGCAATATATCGCTAAATATCTATAATGAATACTATAAAAGTTTTATGCATATTATGTGTATATATGATTATTATATGTTCAAGGATAATATAGAGTTTTGCGTAGAATTATTTGCATCAAAAGTATACTACCTATCCATATTAAAATACAAAGAGAATGCTACATCAACAATCGGTAATTTCACAAAAATGCTGAGCTATTTATCATTACAGAAAAAAAACATTAAGAATAATTACAATATAAAAAACGCCCCAATATATCAATTGTCAAATTATCATATTAGTTTATGTAATAGAAAATTTATTTCCTTTAATTAGATAATTAAATAAAAATAAATGGAAGCACCTAATCAACCTCCTGCCGCTGCTCCTGCCGCTGCTCCAGCTCCTGCCGCAGGTATACTGTCATCTGTATCAAATGCTATTAGCAACACTGTGGGGTCAGTAGCCGCTGTAGCAAATCAGCCTATAACAACACCTACGACTTTTGCATCTGCCCCTCCTGGAGCACAAGATACCGCTACTGCTGCTACTGCTGCTTCTATTGATAATGTAAAGAATGCTTTTGCAAATATGACAAGCGTTAATGAACATATGTTTTATTTAATAGTTATAGTATTTCTTGTTATGGTAATAGTAGGGTATCTTCTATATAATATTATAACTGACAATATCCTTTTCCAGCAAAAGATAGAAGTTTCCGGCACTGAAGTTCCCGTATTAGGTAATCAATTATCCGAGTTTAAAGTTGACAAGGTTTTAGCTAATTCTAACGGTATTAAGCGGACATATGGTTTTTGGATATATATAAATGATATCAATAAATATAATGGCAGTTTCAGGCATATTGCTCATTTAGGTAAAGAAGCCAAGGAGATCAAGAATGCGTGCCCATATATATTCTTAGACAAATTTAAGAATGAAATACATGTTCGCTTTGCTCCTAAGGCTGAAACTCTTACAACTCAAACATTAAATGATATAAAAGATACGGCAGCGCTTCTTACAAGCAACAGCAAAAAATGCGGAATAACTATTCAATATGTTCCTATACAACGATGGGTCTATATAGTAATTGTTGTATCTGATGTTAATGGCGGTCTTATATATACATACATTGACGGTGAATTAGCGGAAGTAGAAAGGGGGAAAGATTACACAACAGAAAAATTAGCACTTCACGAACTTGATTTTGAAACAAGGCCGGGCGGTTTATTTGTCGGCGGTAGCTTGGCAAACTCTTTAATAAATGCTACAGGATTTTCAGGATTAATCTCAAAATTCACAGTATATAACTATGACTTGAATAAAAATGATATATACAAAGAATATAACAAAGGACCGCTAAATGGATTATTGACAAGTATGGGTATTGTAAGTTATGGCTTAAGAAACCCCGTATATAAATTAAATAATGTGTATTAATACAAAAACCAAAACTATTTAACGAATATTTATTTTTTTAATTTCCATATTTAAAATAGATAAGATATAATAAATATAATGTTAGAAAATTACCCTCTATTACAAGTTATTATATCCTTAATTATATTGTTATTAATGGGATACATTGGATACAATATATATTTGATTGAACTGCAAAATATGTTTCAAGGTGAGAATGATATACGCAAGGAAACTACCATTATAAACGGTGTATATGATTTTAGTAATAGCGAAGCAAAATATAATACAGGCGATAAGACGGAAACAAATTTCAAAAACATCAAGCCCTCAGTTAATCAAGAAGGAGGCGCGGAATATTCTTATAATTTCTGGTTAAATATTGACCAGGATAAGATGGTGAATATGTCCAAAAGCGAAAAGAAGGATGTTGTATTATTTTTAAAGGGTGAGAAAAACCTCTATTATAATAGTAAAGCTAATTATAACTGTGCTAATGTTAATACTAATAATAACCCCATTATAATTACTAAAAATCCGCTCGTAAGATTAAGTGGAGACGGGCGCAAAATTGCAATTGAATATAACAATATCTATAATAGCGATTCATATCAACACGGATCGGAATATAAGAATTGCGGTTCATCGCAATCTACATTAACTACTAATTGGAATAAGCGCAATAAGAATATGTTAGGTATTTGGGATATTGAGTTCAATAATAAATGGTTTATGATTACAATTGTTATGAAAGAGGTCGCTGATAGCAACAATGTGTTAGCTTACAACAGGGCTTCATGTAAAATGTTTGTTAATGGCGTTAAATTATTAGATAAGAAGGTTGAAACAAAATATAATAATAATATATTTTCTGCGACATTTAAAAATAACAGCTCGCCGTTATATGTTAATCCTGTATTTACGGAAGATATTGTAAAAGCTGATAAGAACCCCTATAATAGAATAAATGAGACAAATGTATTAAGAATGGCGGATGTTAAATACTATAATTATGCTATTAATGATGATATCATAACCGCATTGTATACCAAGGGGGTTAATACGGAAGTAGCAGTAACATCAAGTATTAGCAATAAGTTATCAAAATATAATATGGTTTCTGTTGAAGATATGGAATACAATAAAATCAAGGAGTTATAATTTACAAAGTCTATAAGGGATGATGTAATGAGTAATTAATGATAATCTTTTTTTTATTAGAATATATGTATATATATTAGAATATAAAATTTATCTATAAATGTCAATAATATTAAATGACGAGCAATGCTTATTATGGATAAAAGATCCAAGTGTTTCTCCATTTGAAAATAAATACGAACAACATACAAGAAGAAAAAATATTTTAAGTGAAGAAAATATTAAAAATCCCAGATCTTTCTTAAATAAGGTTAAAAGAAAATGTTTTCATAATTCTGCACTTAGGCAAAAGATAGTAGACCAAATTAAAGAGAACCATAAAGACAAAACTCTGCGATTATATACGCTAAATGACAAACTTGGAAGTTTGGCAAACATAGAATATATAACGCCTCCTTTTACACAAAAAGAATGCGAGCGGTGGCTCAGAAATCATTTGGAAAATCCACGACCAACCATAACTACATCAGCGTCAGCAGCGACAGCAGCGTCAGCAGCGACAGCAGCGACAGGAACATCAAAAGTATATGATAAAATAAGTGTAGGTGACCGTATATATACTGAATTAATATATACATCTCTACAATATGGATTATCTACACCTTCTGCATTAGATAGTGAGCCTCCTACACTTGAAGATAAATTTGATGATAATTTTCAA